AAGGTTAGAGTGTATATTTTAATTTTATTCTGCTCTTCCATTACGTTGTTTCTAAATGGTATACCAAATTCACCAGGCATTAATGCTATCCTAGTTTTATAATCTTCAATTGTTACACATCTTTCTTGTGATGCGAAATTATATCTAACTAAGTTTCTTAACTCCTCAATACTTGGTTCATCTTTACCACCAATTGCTGGTAATGGATTACTAACTTTTAATGAGTTTCTAACTTCTTGATTTATATTTTGATTGGACCCGTTTATAAACATTTCTTTTTTAGTTACAGTGTTTATTGTGTTGGGACCTATATTTGAATCTGCTCCACCTCCAACTCTGTATGAGACAAAGACTGTGTTATTAGCACTTACGGTTAAACCTAATGAAGTATTGTTTATAAAATCACCTATTCTACCAACCAATTGTTTATTTACATCAAAATCACAAAGTGCTGATATATCTTCTGAGCCACCACCAAAAATTATTTTAGTAAACCCATTATCTGTATATTCTCTTATAAATCTTTGGTTTGCCCTCTTGAATTTACCTGGTTTTACTGTTGAGTTATCACTTAATTTTGTATTATCTGGTATAAAAATAATGTCATCAGCTAAAGCATTTACTTCAAACCATCTTATATTTTCATCGTAAAACTGACCAGTAGTTGGGTTTGTAGTATAGTTTGTACCTTCTAAGGTTACTATAGAGTTTATTGATAAAATGTCATTATCTGGTAGTATAACCTCAAAAAACGGTTTAACATCAGAACTGCTTATTGTTCTATTAAATACTTTTGTCACACCATTAACAACCATTTCTCTTTTAGTTATTGTGTAGTTTACAATATTTCCATTATTATCAACATTTGGTATTATAATTCTATTTGGAACCCCTCCTGTTGTAAATGGTGATGTAAAATCTATTTCATCCTTTGTTTCAAATACTTTACCAGCACCACTAACTTGAGCCCCTATAGATACTAACGGGCAATAAGATACATCAAATGTATCACCAAGAACTGGTACTGTAACCGAAAAGTCTACAATTGTGACTGATGGTTTTTTGCCAGGAACCCTTAATCCGAAAGTTCTAGCCATTGATAATAATGAACTTCTCTCTTGAGCAAAATCTATTTGAGTTTCTTGGAACATTCTATCTGTGTTGAATGATAACATGTCACCAACAGCTGCATTTAATTCTAGCAACATCATACCAACTGAAGCGTCATTGAAGTCGTTAAATATATCTGGATAATATTCTTTTACGAAGCTTATTAGTTCACTTCTTACGTCTGAAAAGTTTCTACTATAATAATTAATTTTTTTAGCCATTTTAAATATTTTAAAGTTGTATGATAATGAAATCCTTTTCTTGGAAAACACCTTCTGTTACTGTGTAGTCTATTCTAACTTTAGCGTGATATTCGTTATCTTCACTTGGTTCAACACTAATATCATTTATTTGTAAATTAGGTAGGTATTTTTTTACAGTATCAGTTATTTCAGTTTTTATGTCGGTTCTAGTTATATCATCATTTGGTTCATATATAAATTTTAATAAATTAGTACCAAAGTCTGGTAAATATAATCTCTCACCCTTCCTAGTTAGGATTAAATGCATTAAATCAGATTTTATAGCTGAATTATCCTCATTATTTAATAATATGAAATCACCTCGATTACTTTCTTTAAATGGGAATGCTATATTAATAAATTTACCTTTTTGAGTCATAACAATTACTTTATAGATAAATATGATAATAAAAATTTTTGAAAAATAAATAGACCTATAAAAAGAAAAAAGGGAAAATCTTTCGAAATTCCCTTTAATTTTTTATGTAAAAGTGGGCATCACACCCTAAATAATTTCAGCATCGCACCCTAAGCGTCACAACCCCCACCAGCACAAACAAACATTGAGTTCTCTGGTTTATTAGGTGCGTTAGCTACAGTATTCTCAGATGCTGATAGTTTTTTGTTTTTACCTAATTTTGATTCTGTTCTAGTATAGTAAGAACCAGTTTTAAGACCTTTTTTCCATGCGTAAACTAAAGCGCTTGATATTTTACTGTATTTAGCATCCTTATGATAAACATTAAGACTTTGTGATTGGTCTATGAATTTATTTCTAGTAATAGATAAATCTAATAGTACTTTTTGAGGTACTTCCCATACGGTTTTATATCTATATCTAATGTCTTCTGGTATTTCTTGAATGTCTTGTACACTTCCTTCATTGGCTATTATCTGGTCTCTAATTCCTTCAGTCCATAAATCTAATTCATCTAGTTCTCTAGCTAAATACTTATTTACAACAATAAATTCGCCATCACCAACCATTCTTGTGAAGATGTTTGAAGTTACAGGTTCAAAACACTCGAAGGCACCTAATAATATAGCACTTGAAGCTGTTGGCATAAGACCTAGTAGTAATGAATTCTTCATTGGTATTGGTTCTCCTTCTTCTAATGGTGACCAACCTTCAATATATGTTTCACCCTTAGAGTATTTACTACCTTCCCATGCTGGATAATTACTTTCGTCTTCATTAGCAATTAACATACTTTCTTCAACAGCAGATTTATACATTGTTTCAAATATATCTTCATTCCATTTCTTAGCTTCTTCACTTTCAAATGAAATTTTCTTTTTAGCGAAGAAATCTGCTAAACCAGCAACCCCTACAGCAATTGCTCTCTGGTCTTCCCCAGCGTTCTTACTCCATTCGTCAGACCATTTATTATTATCTATTACTTTATTCAAGGCTCTAACTAATACTTTAACTGATTTAGATATACTTTTAAGATTATCATGTTCAGCTAGGTTTACTGAGGCTAAAGTACATTGTGGTGTATATGTAGGTTTACTTGCTTGCATAATTTCTATACAAAGATTACTTTGGTTAATAATACCAATGTTATCTTGCATATTTCTTCTATTAGCATTGTCTTTATAGAAGGTGTATGGTGTACCACTCTCAACCTGAGAACGAATAATTGCATCCCAAACTTTTTTAGGTTCTATTTCTTCACCTAAACCTAATTCAACCGCTTCGTTATAAGTTTCTCTAAACTCTTCACCATGAATTTCATAGAATGGTTTTAACCCCGCTTTTTTAATGTCGTTAGGACAAAATAAATGATATTTATTACCATTTATTAAAGCATCCATAAAAACATCATCTATAGTAACAGCTGTAAATAAGTCTCTAGCTCTATTTAGTTCTTCACCAATTGGTAGTCTTAATTCTAAAAATGATAAAATATCCTTATGCCATGTTGATAAGTATAATGCGCAACTACCAGACCTATTACCTTGCTTAAAGAATCTCATTTTAGATTGTACCATATCTGCAAATCTAACAACACCACCAGCATAACCTTTAAAACTACTTACCATACTCTTAGAGCTCCTAAGTCTATCAATACAAAGACCAATACCAGAACCTTCTTTAGAGCCGTGAGCAATCTTATCTAGGGTAGCATTAATACCTTCAATGCTATCATCCATTAATGTTGTTAAGTTACAACTAATTAAACCATTTCTACCTTCAATACCAGAATTTGATAAAATAGGTGTTGCGAAATTAACTTTCTTTTCATATAATTCATTAAGTAACTTTCTTCTATCCTTAAATGATTCTGGATATAAATGATTAGCTACTCTATTATGCATCATTGATGGTATCTCAACTGGTTTTTTATTATCATCTTTTCTAGAATATTTTTGTAGAAAAGTTGATGCCGCAAACGAGTCAAATTTCTCATCGACTAATTTTGTTTCTACTTCTAGCAATTTAGCTTGCCTAGATATTAATATTCTACCACCTAGAATTGCATAATCTGGGTGTTCGATTTGGAGGTCAGCACATTGGAATGCGATAATCTCATCAATATCTGTAGCGGTCATCTCATCCTTAATATGAGGCACTACTTTTTGAAATAGTTTATCTGCCTTAATGTTTAAATTTTTAGATTGTTGTTTAATCCTAGTTAAAATTTTATTAGGCATAAAAGATTGACGGCTACCGTCTCTTTTTATAATTTTCATAAATTTATTTTTTTTATATTAATTAAAATTAAAAATCTGCATCATCAAAAATACCTACATTACTAGTAGGGATATCTACTCTTGTGTAACCACCTCCAGTTCTTCTTTCAAAGAAATTATTTTTAGATGATAAACCAATCTTTTTCATAAAGTCAAGTGGATTTTTTGTGTTAAAATTTGTTTCACCAAGAAAATCGTTTAATACAATATCAGTAACAAACTCAACATACTCACCCATCATTTCTTTAGTCATTCCTTGCAACCCATCTGGTAAGCTTTCATTTACAAATCTTTTTTCAGTCTCAAAACAAGATAATATAACTTCTCTGATTCTTTCTGGCGAGGGTTTGTATTCATCTTTAACATAGTTTTTAAACATTTGTACTGCGAATTCATAATGAAATGATTCATCTCTAAGGATAAGTTCATTCATTTCAGCTAAACCTGGCATTTTATTTCTACTTCTAAACCAGAATACACCAGCAAATACAGATGAAAAGGCAATACCTTCAACACATGCAAATGCTACTAATTTCTCAACGAAAGTACCATTATTTAACCAGTATTCAGCCCAAGCTGCTTTAGATTTAACTGCATCGTTTGTTAACATTGAATTAAATAAGTCTGATTTTTCCTTAGGGTCTTTAATATACGTGTCAATTAATAATGAGTACCCATTAGCGTGTACTTGTTCCATGAACATCTGGTGGTTATAATAATATTTAGCTTCCGCTATTTCAACATTATCAATAACGTTATCACATAGGTTGTCAATAACTAACCCATCCGATATTGTAAAAAATGCTAAGATGTTTTTTAAATAAAACTTCTCACCATCGTTTAATGATTCGTAATCATCTTGAGCTAAATTGACTTCTTCGGCTACCCAAGTTTGTTTTTCAGCCGCTTTATATGCGTCCCATAAGTCTTGATTTTTAATTGGGAAAATAGAATATCTTTTTTCCGTATCTGAATTTTTTAAATACATAGTTTATATAATTATTTAATTATTATTATTATTTTGTGTATCACCACTAACTCTATTCAACATAGCTACTCTTAATGAATTAGCTCTCTCGACCTCTCGCTTTTGGTTCATTTCATCTGTCTGTAAGAAAGTCTTTCCTTGCTCACCACCTTCAGTCATGTCAATTTTTATTCTACCGTTATCAAAAACTATATCTTCGAAAACAATACCATCTTTACCAAATCTAGATTTTAATATAGCCATTGTTGCGTGACCACTTTCTTTTTGTTCTAAAGTTTTAGCAATAGATACTATGAAGTGTCCAATTTGACCTTTTTTAATAGAACCACCTATCATTGTAGCATCTACTTTGTCAGCACCTATAGAACTTCTATTACCTTGTACTGCGGTCCAACCAGCTATATTCATTTCTGATAACATAGTTTCAAATTGCCTCATAACGTTACCTTCAGCATCCCAACTTTCTTTATATTGTTTTGTTGATTGAACGCAATCTATATAATCTAATAAAACCACATCTGGCATAAACCCTTTTGATATTAACTTTTTTAAGTATTGTTTAATATGAGGTATGGTAGTTCCATCACTAGGAAACTTTTTAAGTTGTATGTTACCTGGTTGGTCACATCTTTTATCCTTTATACTAAACACCGTTTCACTATTATCATTTAATTCATTAAGTGTTAGGTCTAAATCATCTTCCAAGTTAACCCAACAAGCTAAATGTTTCTTTTGAATAACCTTAGGGTTATCCTCAAAAAATATTTGAACAACGTTCTTACCTATGTTTTTAGCGTGGTTAGCCAATTTAGTCATCATGGTTGTTTTACCAACACCGAATGGTGCTAAAATAACGCCTAGCTCTGTCTTAGACAGTCCTCCATCCATGTAACTATCTAAACCATTAATACCAGTTGCGATAGGGCTTCTAAAGTCATCTTCTAATACAGATTCAATGTCTTCAAAGACATCAATACCACTATCTTTGTTTTCACCAACCTCTAACGCTTTTTTAAGTATCTCTTCACATTTAACATAATCCTCTAAATCAC